GGAAGGAGTTCTAAAAACATATAAATCAGGACATCCAATTTCAGTTAATATGGATATCACATTCAAAGAACTTTATAAAGCAACTGATGATGATGTTTTAGGTATAGACTCAAGATTTATAGAGGATAAAAAATAATGGAACATTTTGATCAATTACCAACAATAACTTACACTCCTTCTAATGAAGCTGAAACTGTTAAAATGAAAAATTTATTTTTGACATTAAATTTAAATATTACTGATGAAGATTTTATTCAACTTTATGTTATAGAAGGAATTAAACGATTAGATACTATTTCTTATGAGTTATATAATTCTACTGAACATTGGTGGATTATTGCTAAATTAAATAATATAACTGATATTATTTTTGATTTGCCAATAGAAGAAGATATTTTACAAAAAGTTGCTTTAGATAGAACATTAGCTCAACCTGAGTATGATGATTTAGAAGATCCTGGTGCATTAGATTATTACATTGAACAGTTTGAAATATTAGTAACAGAAAATGATGATAAAAGAAAAATAAATGTAATAAAACCTGAGTATATGGGAACATTATTAACTGAAATTGTGAAGAGTTTATAATATGACTGTTGATATAATAACAACAAAAATAAATAAAATTGATTTAATAAGTCTTAATAATAATAAGATATCTTTAAAAAATATATTTGTGACATTAAATATATATGAAAGCCTCTTTGAAAATTTTAAATTAGGTAAATTAATAATTAAAGATACTTTTGATTTAATAAGCACTTTTCCAATCTTAGGTGGTGAAGAGTTGGAAATATTTTTCAGTTCAGATAATGATTCACAAGATCAAAAATCAAAAATTCAATCATTTGTTATTTATAATATTGAATCTGATAATAATATTCAACAACAAGAAGATAATAAAAAATTAATAACATTATATTTTTGTTCACCAGAAATGATAGAAGATAAAAAAAATGCTGTCTCAAGAAGATTTAGTGATGACACAGAAATAGTTCTTAAATATATTGTTAATGATATATTAAAATCTACAAAAGATTTTAATATGCATAAAGTTGATAACAAACTTGATTTTATTTCTAACTTCTGGTCGCCTTCTAAAATATTAAAATATATAGAAACTAATTCTAGAAATGTATTTGATGATTATATATTTTATGAAAATATGTTAGGTTTTAATTTCAATTCAATAAGTAATTTAATGCAACAAGATGTTTCTCATACAATACATTTTTCAGATGATTTAGAAATGTTATACAGTTATAATTCTGTTAAAGGTAAACTTATGAAGAAATATTTTAATGATATAGAAGCATTAAAATTTGGTGTTTATGGGAATACTTATTTTAAAATAGATCCTTCGTATTATGGGTTTAATAAGTTTCAACAAGATTTTACAACTATTACCGATCATAATACATCATTAGGAAAAAATGTTCAGCACAGAGATGGATTGATAAATAATAATAGTATAAATTTAACTTATAATAATGGAAACCAATTATCTAAAAGAGATTTAATATTAAAATCATTAAGTAAATATCATCAAATAATAAAAATGAATGGTGATAGTACAAAAACAATTGGACAGGTTATTGATTTTGAAATTAATTTAAGAGTACGAGAGAAATTAGAAATTAATGATCTTTTAACTGGTAAATGGTTTATTACAAATATAAATCATGAATTAAATCATGATGGAACATATGAACAAATAATTAAGATCACAAAAAATGCATTCTTTAATTTTAAAGATTTTGAAAAAATAAAGGGTAGAAAAAATTTATGATATATTTAGGTGTATGTGAAGATAATAATGATACTGAATTAAAACTTGGAAGAATTAAAGTTAGAATATTTGGTAAACATACTGAAATAAAAGCAGGAATGGAAGATTATAAATTGCTTTCTGTTAGGGATTTACCTTGGGCTATGCCAGCTTATCCAATAAATACTCAAAGTATTGATGGAATGTCAGATTTTCAAGTACCAGCTAATGGATCAAATGTACTTGTTACATATTTAGATGATGAAGAACAAGTACCTATTTATTTTGCAACAGTTCCAAAAATAGCAAACTTAAGACCTAATTATACATTAGGGTTTTCAGATCCAGAAAAAGTACATCCATCAAAAGATTATTTAAAAGAGTCTCCTATTTCAAGATTAGCAAGAAATGAGAATATAGATAAAACTATTATAAAGACAAAAAAAGATAATGTTAAAACAGGTATTGATTGTAAAGAAGAAACATTTGATGAACCAGAAACTCCATACGCAACAAAATATCCAAATAACAGAGTTATAGAAACAAAAGCTGGACATTTTATTGAGATAGACGATACAGAGGGAGCAGAGAGAATTCATATTTATCACAAGTCTGGTACATTTGAAGAAATACATCCTAATGGACAAAAAGTTATTAGAACAGAAGGTAAACGAACATCAATAACGATAGGTGATAGCAATGTTTATATTGAGGGTAGTAATAATATTCATATTACTAAATCACAAAATATACATATTAAAGATTCTAGAAATGTACAGATTGATGGTAATGAAGATACAGATATAACAGGTTCTGAAAAAAGAGATGTTGGTGGATCACAGGATATTACAGTTGGTGGATCACAAAACAATTCAATAGGTGGTTCACAGGATAATACAATTAGTGGATCACAAGAAACTACTGTTGGTGCTTTGCAAAAAAATACAGTTGCTGGAATACATGAAACCACAGCTGCAGTAATAACGTTGAAAGCGGCAGTAATTAATTTAAATTAAGGATAAATTATGGCTTATTATAGTGATTTTGATTTTGAATTTCAACAAAACCAAACAGGTGATGTAATAACACTTACTGATGAAATATCAATTAATCAATCAATTAAAAATATATTATTTACTAATAGAGGAGAGGTTTTTTTCGATCCATTATTTGGTTCTGGTATAAATAAATTATTATTTGAAAAAATGAATTCAATAACAGAATATTTATTAAAGAAAGAAATAAATTATGCTGTTGAAAATTATGAACCAAGGATAAAAATAAATAAAATAACAATAGAACCAAACTATGATAATCAAGAATATTTTATAGATATTGATTATATAGTTTTAAAATTAAACACATTAGGAACCGTAAATGTTTCATTACAGTTGCAAGGGGTATAATTAATGCCAACATATAATTTCAGCAATTTAGATTTCGAAAGCCTAAAAGCAGATTTAATTAAATTTATAAAAGCAACAGATGAATTTGCAGATTATGAATTTGAGGGATCTGCTTTAAATAGTATTGCAAGTTTATTAACTTATTCAATGCTTCAACAAAATTATTATTTAAATATGACAACTCAGGAATTATATTTAAGTACTGCTTCTTTATATAAAAATGCAGTAGCGATTGCAAAATCTTTAAACTATATTCCTCATAGAAAACAATCAGCATCAATATCAACTACAATAGCAATTGATCAAACTGAATTAATATTAGATTCAGGTCAACCTGTTTTAATTCCAAGTAATTGTTCTTTTTTAGTTGATGGTGTAGAATTTATAACAAATACCTCATATAATATTTATGATCAAGATCCGATTGATATTATTGTTTATCAACGTTCATTAATAAATGAAAATTATTTATATCAAGAACTTACTAAAGAACTATTGTATGGAGTTGAAGTAGATGAAGGATATTTTACAGTAACCGTTGATGGTGAATTATGGACTGAATATCAAAATCAGATTGATGCTGATGAGAATTCTGAAATATATTTTTTAGATAATAATTTAAATGGAAAACTTGAAATATCATTTGGTGAAGGTATTATTGGTAAAGCACCTTTGGTTGATGCTGTAATTGATATTAATTATGGAATTACAACAGGTGCAGATGGTAATAATTTAAAAGAAATATCATTAAATCAACCTATTTATTCAGGTGAAACAACAGCACCAGAATATACATATGTAGATGCAGATTGTACAATAGTTTCTGTATCATCTTCTGGTGGTACTGATGAAGAAACAATACAATCAATAAAAGTAAATGCACCTAAATTTTATGAAGCTCAAAATAGAGCAGTAACCAAACAAGATTATCAAATATTACTTGGACAGATTCCATTTTTAGAAACAACTAATATCTGGGATGGAGCAGAAATTCATCCACCAACATTTGGAACAGTGTATGGAACATTTAAACCTGTTTCAGGACCAGATAATTTAACTGATTTACAAAAAGAAACTATTATTTCATATATTCAAAATTATATGCCGCTTACTTTAAAATTTGTTATTAAAAATCCAATTTATATTTATTTAACTATTACTTCAAAAGTATTTTATTATGAAAGTTATCAAGTTGATACCACAGTTATAAGAGCTGAAGTTGAAGATAATATTAATACATATTTTACTGATACTATAACAATTGGTGACACTACTTTAAAATATTCATCATTATTAGAGACTATTGATGCTCCTGAGGAAGTTTCAAACAATTTAACCACAGTTACTTGTCATTTAAAATTTGATAAAGCAGTTGAATCAAGCAATTCTTATGTTTTTGAATTAGGAAATGCTATTAGAAAAATGTCCATAGATAATACATATCTTAAAGATGATGGTTTGGGAAATATTGTATTAAAATCTAATGGAAGCATTGTTGGTTCTGTTGATTATGAAACTGGTGATATTTACTTTATTTTTGATGGAATGGATTTATATAATAATATCTTAGATTTTGTAACAGAGATAAATGATATATATTTTGTTAAAGAAAATTTACCAGTATTAGATACAATAATACTTACTTTTGAAGGTGTGTAAGGAGTAACATGGAAGAAAGACCACTATCTTATTTAATTGATTCTTTATTACCAGAATATGTTAAAACTGATTACCCAACTTATGTTGAGTTTGTTAAAACATATTTACAAGCATTAGAATCTGAATCCGGCCCATTTAAAGTTCTTAATGAAATTACTAAATATATTGATGTTGCAATAGCTCCAGAAGAAAAGATACCAGATTTTGTATATCAATATTTACATTCATTTCCTTCTGATTTTTTAGAAGATGTAAATGTAAGAGAATTTATTACCAACTCTAAAACTTTTTATTCATTTAAAGGTAATGAAGCAAGTATTAGATTTATATTTAATTTGATAAAAGGAAGTATTGATTTTTATTATCCAAGTTCAGAAATTTTTGAAACAAATGCTTCTTTATTAAGTGGTAATCCATCAGGATTAACTAAACAACCTACGCATAAACTTCATGATAATACTTATTATGCTTATTATGTATATGAATTAATTTCTGATTTAGATTTTACTATTTATGAAGAAATAGTTCGTGATATGACTCATCCAGCTGGGATGAAAATGTACTTTAAAAAATTAACTTTTATGGGTGCAGACGGTATGTTTTTTGATGCTGATATAAATTTAACTAATAATATTCTTTATGATGAAAAAATATTAGATTTTACTCATAGTATTGAACCAAATTATTCACCTATTATAAGAAAACATTTTTCAGTTGTATCACCTATTGGACCAGATATATCAAGTTATTTTGCACATACAATAGATGAATTTTTATATTATGGAGACTTTCCATTTGAAGTAAATTATACACTTCAAAATAATAATATAACTTTTGATGGAGGAGATAATTCAATTAATACATCAGAAGGAACAGATTTTTCAGTATTAACATCTGGAACTGAAATAACAGTTTCTGGTGCAGGTGAAGCTGGTAATAATGATACTTTTGGAATAATTGGAGCAGTTACTTCAGCCAAAATATTTGTTGATGGAACTTTAACTACAGAAGGTGGAGGAGGTGGCCCAGTGCAACCAGATTTTAGAATGTGGTATTCAGGAAGAGATAGTTCAAGTGGAGATTATAGTATTATTTCTACAGATTCAGATGATGGAATTGTTTGGGATAATTTTCAAATGGTTTTACCAGAAGGAGCAGAAGGAACTTATGATTTAGGAGGATCACTTTATCCATGTGTGATTCAAGAATCACCAACAAGTTATAAAATGTGGTATGAAGGAAGAAGAATTGCTGTAATTTATGCAACTTCAGTAGATGGACTTACATGGACTAATCACCAACCAGTTATACTCGTAGGTGATGAAGGAACATATGATTCTGGGAGAGTAGAATATCCATTTGTATTACAAGAATCACCTACATCATATAAAATGTGGTATACAGGTGACAGTGATTTTGAAAGAATTATTTATGCAACTTCCACTGACGGAATAAACTGGTCTAATCATCAAATGGTTATAAATGTTGGAGATGAAGGAATTTATGATAATTGGAATGTTTGGGGTGCATGTGTAGTAAAAGAATCAGGGCATCCATATAAAATGTGGTATTCAGGAACAGGTGATGATGGTGCTAGAAGAATTTTTTATGCAGAATCAGAAGATGGTATAAGTTGGTCTAATCATCAAATGGTTATGGATATTATTGGAGAGGAGCCATATGGTCCAGAAGAATATTATCATCTTGAAAGACCTTGGGTTATTCAAGATTCACCTACTTTATATAAAATATGGTTTCAAGCAACATTTGCAAGTGGAAGAAGATCTATGTATGCAACTTCCACTGACGGAATAAATTGGGGAACTGCTGTAACAGCTTTTCAGCATTCAAATGCAGAAGGAACTTATGATTCTCAATATCTTTATAGTGGATCTGTTGTTGAAGCGGAATTAGTAAATGATTATAAAATGTATGTTACAAATCATAGTGGTGAGAGTTCTACTATTTTGCGGACAACTTCAACTGATGGTTTTATTTGGGATGAGGGATCAACGGTTATAAGTTCAGGTGATGAAGGAACATATGATACAAGTTATGTTAAAGAACCAACGATAATAAAAAATTCAGATTCAGATTTTCAATTATGGTATTCAGGATGGAACGGGGCCCCGTGGTTTTTGTATGCTACTTCCACTGACGGTATTACTTGGTCAAATCACCAAATGGTGATAGAATTGGGCGCTGAGGGAACTTATGATAATATAAATATATATAAACCATATGTATTTAAAGAGTCTCCCACTTCATATAAAATTTGGTATATGGCTTATAATCCTGGGAACAATGTAATAATTTATGCTACTTCCACTGACGGTATTAATTGGAATAATCACCAAGTGGTTTTATCTACAGGAGATGAAGGAACTCATGATATAGATGGATTAAATGGTCCATCAGTAATTATAGAGTCTCCCACTTCATATAAAATATGGTATGAAGGACAGGTTGATGGTGGACCTGGAGGAATTATTTATGCTACTTCAGTTGATGGAATTAATTGGAACAATCACCAAAGAGTGATAGCACCAAATATTGAAGGAACTTATGATATTACAACTGTATCATCCCCAGATGTAATTAAAGAGTCTCCTACTTCATATAAAATGTGGTATGGAGGTTATTATAATGCTCTTACAGTTGTAATGTATGCAGATTCAACAGATGGAATTAATTGGTCTAACCACCAAATGGTTAAGCGAGGAGATCCAAGTTATGTATCTTTAAGTTCTCCATCTGTATATAAAGATTCTGAAGAAGTTGTTGGTGGTGGTATTATAACAATTAGTGAAGTAGATAAATAAAAGTAAGAGAATACTAAATAAGGAGAATTTAATAAATGGCAATAACTGCAATGACACTTGATGGAAGAACTAAAAGAACCATCGATTTCTATGAAAAGAACAATATTTATATAGGTATTGGAAGAACAACTGCATGGGATTCTGATCCAACACCTAATGATGTATCCGTGTCAGCTGAAGAAGTGGAAGAAATACAAGCAATTAAAAAAATAGATTTAAAAAAATATGTTAGATCACAAGAATTTGGTGAGATTATATTTAATGGATCATCATGGACTGAAGTATCAGAAATAGAACAAACTTCAGGTGAAATAGATACTATTTCATTTGTTGCGCCTGATACAATTTTAGATTCAGCTAATTCACTTCCTGAATTTAAAGTGGGAACTAAATTTAAAATTATTGGTCCAACTAATTCTGGATATTTTACTGTTGTAACATCAACAATTTCAGCTATAACTGTTGAGGAATCAATAACAGATCAAGGTGAAGGAGCTGATTATACAATTAAATCTAATATAATGACAAATGATATTCATTATTTATATTATGAAGCAGCATTAGATTATGAAAACGGAACACCTGATACATTACCTTTGATTACTTATAGACAAATTGGTTTATTAGAAGGACCTATTGATGATACTGAAACGCCATGTACTGGATCAGTATATACAAGTTTGTCAGCGACTGAAGAATATCCACAAGGTATTCTACATTATATTGATAATAGACCTCCTGTAACAAGAACTTTATCACAAAAAGAATCAATTCAACTTATTATAGAATTTTAGGAGAACTAAATGAATTTAAATGTACATCCATATTATGATGATCATATTGATCAATATGAGAAAAAACACAAACAAATATTATTCAACCCAGGTAGAGCATTACAAGCACGAGAGTTGACTCAAATGCAAAGTCTGTTAAATGATAAAATGGGATCGAATTTTAATACAGTTTATCATAGTGGAGGTCTTGTAGAAGGATGTGATATTTCATTTTCTCAACCAACTCAAACAGTGATTTCAGATACTATTTTTACAGCAGCAGATAATTCAATAAATTCTGTCCTGACTGACTTAACAGTTTTATTTGAAATTGGTGATAGTATTGAAGTTTTTAATTCAGCAGACAATGAAGGAAAATATATTGTTGAAACTGTTATTGCGACAAAAATAGTTGTTACAATAGCGAGTGGAACAATTACAAATGAAACGCCAACTTATGATATAGTTTTAATCAAAGATGAAAATATAGCTTATATATCTGAGGGTCTTGTTTATTACGAGGGTGAAGTTCATTTTGTTGATGCTCAAAATGTATCAATGACAAAAACTGGAACTGAAAAATTTGGTTTAAAACTTCAAGAAAAAGTTGTTTATTATACTGACGATCCTACATTAACTGATCCAGCATCTGGATATGATAATTATAATTTACCTGGTGGAGAACGTTTACATCAAGAGTGGATTTTTGTTATGGATGATGTTGATATGTTTGAATATTATACTGTAGAAGATGGTATATTAATTGCTCAAACTGAAAAACCAGACTTCAATAAAATAATTGATACATTAGCAGAAAGAACTTTTGATGAATCAGGTAATTATCTTGTTAAAGGAATGAATTTAGAAGTCTTGAATTCAGATACAGCAGATAAAGTTATTTATTCTATTACTGATGGAAAAGCATATGTAAAAGGTTATAATGTTAATTATATAGCACCTAAAACTGTTGAAGTTGATACATCAACAACAATAGAATCTATTTTAAATGAATCTCATAATTTTGCTACAGGTACTTTAAATTATGATATTAATATTCCTTATGTTGCAGATGTTGATTTTGTTACTGCAATTGTTGAAGTGGCTGAACTTGAAATTACTCATAATAGTTTTGGAAGTTCTGATCCAATCGGTTCTTATGAGAATATTCGTTGAATCCTTTCTGTTTGGGATGTTGTTAATGGAACATATACTCCTGTTACTGATTATTTATTAACAGGAAATTCTGTTAATTGGTCACCTGGAGGAATTGAACCAGGAATTGGAGGAACATATAAAGTTCAGTTTAGATACACAAAAACAATGGATGGTCCAAATGAATCATCACTTGATTATACTGTTGCCGCTGGATCTGCAACTGATCTTTCAGCAATTAGTTTTACTGGAACTGGAGATTTACCAGTCAATACAACAACATTTAATGTTGGTTATAATTATTATCTAGCAAGAACTGATTTAGTTTCTATTGATAGAACTGGAGATATATTTGTTAGTTATGGAATTCCAAGTTATTATACACAAGATGATATTCCAGAAGCATCTGAACAATACTTACAACTTGGAACAGTAAAATTATATCCAAATAAAGATGAAAATTCTGCTTTGGTTTACGAGTACAAATATAAACGGCTTACAATGCGTGATTTATATAAAATGAGAACTCGAGTAGATGATTTAGAATTAAATCAAGCAGAACTTGCATTAGAAGCTGAAGCACAAGATTCAGAACTACCTACTGAATTAAGAGGTATTTTAGTTGATAACTTCGATAACTTCAATAAGAGTGATACAAAACATACTGATTATAAATGTTCTCAAAACCATATTGATAATGAATTAACAATGTTGGTAGAATATGAAGAAGTAATTTTTGATGCTGATAATGTAAGTTCATCAAATGTTACTGAAGTAGATTATGAAGATAATAATAATACTTTTTTAAATATGCTTACTGAAAGTGTTGCATTAGTTATTCCAACAAAAACAAAAGTTATGAATCTTAATCCTTTTGGTTTTATTGCTCTTCCAGGCTCTGGTAAAATTTCACCAGTAGTTGATTTTTGGGTTGATACAAATATTAAAAATATATCTACAACAGAAGATATTAATGTTAGTACTGTTACTGAAACAAAAAATGATTTAAGTTGGTGGGAAAGTTCAAGAACAACAACTTCAAGAGTATTTTTAGATTCATCTGTAACTAATGCTGAAAATATTACTAAAAAAATAATTACAAATGCAAGACAAATTGAAATTAAAGTTTCTGGTAAAAAATGGGTACCTGACTCAACTATTGAAATATTATTTAATAATAAACAAGTTGAACCAACAGGAACAGATGGAACATTAAAATCTGGAAGTTTTTTAATTGTAAAAGGCGATGGAACGCTTTCTGGAACTATTAATGTACCTGCGGGAACAAGAACTGGTAATCATAAAATATCCTTTAGAGATACAGATAAAGATTTATATTCAAATGTGACATTTACAAGTACAGGAATTGATAAATTAATAACAAGAAGACAGACTATTGTTAATAGATATCAAATAAGAAGAATTGTTCATAGTCCAGTTCCTAAACCAGAGGAACCGCTACCACCTGCACCAGTTCCAATTATTCCGCCTGTGCCAGCACCAGTTCCTGACCCAAGGCCAAGAAGGGAACAAAAAGAAGATAATGATAGAGCAAATAGAGGCGATCCTTTAGCTCAGTCATATTATTTCCCTGTTGATAAAACATTTAGTTCAATAGATTTATATTTTAAAACAAAGGGATCAGTTACAAGTGCATTTTTACAAGTTGGATTAATGGTTAATGGTTATCCTTCTTTAAATTCAGTATTTCATTATCAAGATATTGAACCAGGCGAAATAACAGTTTCACCTGATGGAAGTATTGCAAGTAATATTGCTTTTACATTACCATTCTTTATGCCAGCAAATACTCCTTTCTTTATTACAATAGGATCTGAGAGTAATGAGTATAATGTGTTCGTTTCTGAAATGGGACAATATGATATAGAGACAGGAATAAGAGTTGTTGAAAATCCTTACTTAACAGGAGTATTATTTGCATCTTCAAATAATTCAACTTGGTCAGCATTACAAACAACTGATTTATCTCATACATTATATGAAGCAACTTTTGAAAGAACAGGTGAAATTATAACTGAAAATATAATACCTGCTTCAAGTATTGCATCTTTAATGTATCAAATAGAAAATACAACTCCTCCAGGTTCTGACATTATTTATTCATATTCAACAAATAATGGAACCAGTTGGATTAAAATTATTCCAGAGACTTTTAATTGGTTGAGTGAATTAGGTACTCAAGTAAGAATGAAGTTAGAATTATCTGGAGATGGATTTGTTACTCCAATAGTTGATTTAAATTCAATGGTAATGATGACTCAAAGATTTAATAATGAAGACGATAATTATTATGTAACAAAAACAGTTGACCCAGTTCCAACTTTTAATAATATAAAAACTATTTTTGATTTATATGTTCCTTCTGGAAGTTCAGCAATTCCTTATGGAAGTATTGATGGATTATTATATTTTCCATTAAATTTAAATTTAGTTTCACAAGCAGATGTTGGTCAAGATTTAATAGAATACACTTTTAGTACAAATATAGAGGATTTTAGTGAAATTAATGCAACATTAACTCCTGGTATAGAACCAACAGATGGCGAAGTATTTACTAATGGTGGAAGTTTTATATATAGAGATCATGATAGTGGTACTTTCTTAATAGATTCATCTGGAACAGTTGCTAATTCAACTGCGTATACAGGATCTTCTGGAGCAATTATTACAACAACAAGTAATGCAAATAAAACAGCATATAGTACAGCAACAATATTTAAAAGCAAATTAAAATTAAAGAATTTTTCTGCTTTAAATACACCAGTTGTTGAAAAATTAAAATATGTTATGAAGGATATATAATATGAAGAAGAAACGTGATCCTAATTCAGGGGCATTAACTTTTACAAGATCCCCTGAAGAAGAAAAGAGAAAAGTTAATGATAAAAATGTTGAACAATCAGTAAAAGAGATTGAATCATTAAAGAAGAAAATAAAAACTATTCAGACTAATTTTAAAAAATTAGAAAAAATAGTAAACAAAATGAAAGAGAAGAAAAATAAGGAATAATAAATGGCTCTTAAAACGGTGATATTAACAGAAGATTTTGAGGTTTGGTTAAAGGCTTATAATTCTATTGTAGATACTTTAAACTCAAAATTCACAATCGTTCTTAATAATAATAATTTTGAATCAATAGATAGTACAGCAAATCAATTCACTGTTATACTTACAGAAAATCAACATATATTAAATAATGCACGTTTTGAACCTGGAAATGCTTTGTTAACTATAAATGGATTAAAAATGACCAGAGTGATTGATTTTGATGATACAGTAGCTGGAACAATTACAATTGATGCAGGTATTGATACAAATGTTGATGATATTATTGATATCCAATTAGTTTAAGGAATAATATGTTCAAAAACGCTTATAAAATAACTATGGTTAACGAGGGTGGATA